GCCCAGCGTGATGTTTTTGTCAGCAACATCAACCGTGGTCGAGTTGACCGTTGTTGTTGTGCCAGAAACCGTGAGATCGCCGCTGACTGTGAGGTTGTTGCTAAATGTTGTGTTGCCTGACAGCGTTGCACCGCTCAGGTCAACTGTGCCTGTAAATGTTTTATTGCCGCTGATTGTTTGGTTACCAGACAGGCTCGCAAACGCACCATCACCACCAATCGCAACAATGCTTGAAGCAGTGCCGCCAGCGCCTCCAGTTCCCTTGCCATAAAACAGAGTGTCATCAACCTCGTTAAAGCAGATTTCAGCATTGGCAAGGCTAGAAGGCGCACCAGCACTCCCTGACGCACGGCGCTTGATCCGAAGAGTGTTGGCCATAGCTAGAAATTGCCCCCGTCAGTTAGCGTGTTGGTTGTCCAGGTCGTGTCCGCCCTGAAGGTGTTTGCAGAAGCGTCATAGTAAATAACGCTGCCCTCAATCTTATCGGTTTGTACCAGGTCAAAACCACCGCCCGGACCTTGCGGCCCTGTTGTCGTCACAGAAACGGTGTTTGTCTTGGTGTCTTCAACGACTGTTGTCTTGCCGTCAGTTGTGACGTTGACCGCTGTCATGGCCTTGTGTACCCCTGCGAAACAAAGATAACGCCCTCCAAGTAATACTCACGCTTTTCGCTGCCGTCTTCGAGCAACACGTCGTAATAGGCCTCGTCAATAAAATCCTTCGTCTGTGCGTCCGTCAGGCTGATAGTGACTTTGCCATTAGAGCGGTCTGTGTACGCAACCGCAAAATCAGCTTGCTTGGTTGTCCGATCTTTGTTCCATGCCTGTGCATAGACGGTGTAACCAGTCAAATCAATTGCGGCGTCACTGCTGTCTTTGAACTGCAGAATCACGCTCCAATCACTGGCGCGTTGGAGGGTGAAATTGTAGGTTCCAGGACTGACAGCCATGACGCACCTCTTAGGGCAAGTCTACCCTTTCTAGGCGTATGGGCTATCGCCTAAAAGGCTGGTGTCCCAAGCTGCCTTGAGTTCATCGGCGGTGCTTGCTGCGTCAATAGCTGCTGCCGCAGGTGCATCACGCAAGGCCTGTTTAGCCGTGACGATTGCAGCGGTGTCAGCACTGGTTTCTTGAGCGCGTTGGAACTCAAGATCTTTGGCCTGCAACAGAGGCAAGCGTGCAGCGCGGATGTTGTCGCGGTGGATGTCCTTTGCTTTGGACAGGTCAAGTCCGATTGGCATTTCAGCTCTCCGTGTAAGTCCAGGCGTTGCGGAATGAACGGTCGCTTGGCACGTCCGCTACATCCACAATCTGATAAGCCTTGCCAGCCGGTACGTCCTTGCGGGCAATGGCCTCGACGCTTAGGCCGCAGTTGTTAGATGGAACGATGACAGACACGCCGCCATCGTCATTTGGAAAGATGATGCGTTTGTCGCTCATGGCTTAACGGGCCAGGTTGGGTTTGCAGGGTCGCTGGTGTTGGCGGGTAAATCCCGTAACTCCTGGCGATAGGTCTGCATTTCTGCGCTAAGAGTAGCGTCAGACAGTGCTAAATAGTCAGTGTCAACCAACAACTGTGTTCGCTTAGTGCGTAAATTGCCCCAGGCGTTTTCGGTTGTCAACTCTGCGGCTGCGGCATCAACAAGTGACTGATCAAGTGTTACTTGCTTGCCATTAGCGTCAAACGCCCCAGTGCCATCATCGATGGTGACAACTTGCGGGTAAGCGCGGCGGATAGCTTCGTGGTTCATGCTGCAACCTCCATAACTGTGATAGTGCTTGGGACACGGAGATACTGAACGCTGTTGTTGTCATCGCTCGTTCTGCCAACAAAAGCAGTAAACCCGCTTTGCGCCTGTGCTTGGATTTTGTAAGTCACAGAAGAAGTAGTACTTGGCGAATCTAAAAACTGAACCGCAAAATTGGAGTTGCCGTGTACGCGACAACTATGACTACCGGTTGTCGCTCTGGTCCTACTGCTAGCAGCATCGCCAATAAAAATTTCTGTGCTGCCTCTAAGCAAAGTAAAAGCAACGCTTGCACTACTAGTCGAACTCGCACTCACATTAAACAACACCAAGATCTTGCTTGACGTACTAGACGGCGTAATTGAAACGCTAAGCCCGGTAACGTCAGTGAAAGAGGTTGACGTAGTGCTGAAGGTATCTGTTTTAGTTGCTTGAACAACTTGCTTGACAAAATCGTAAGCAGTGCCGCTGGTGTTTTGAAGCGTGTTGACTTTAAGTGTGCTCATTGGTCAATCTCCGAAAACTATAATGCTGACTAATGCACAGTCAGCCATACCGCCGTTTTGAAAAGTGACACCGCATTTGACGGCTGAAGTTGATGTAAAAAAAGCTTGAACGGATCTTAAGCCGCCATTGTGTGAGTCTGCATTTTCGTTTGCATTGCCTACTGGTGCCCCATCTGTATTAGACATCGCGGTGGTTAAAGTCGCGGTATAGGATCCTGTTCCATGATCAGTAATTGAACTAACATTGAAATCATCTCTAATTGCAACGGTCCCACTGCCGTTAAAGTTAATCCACATCTTTGCCCTGCCCTGAGCAACTTCGTTCGGCGTCGAACTGTTGTTGCCCGACGTGTCTTGGATAGTGGCGACCTTAAGTGTGCTCATGATTAATTAGCGGAAAACTGCGGCACTGTTAAATTCTTGATCAATATTAGTATTACTAGACGTTGCAAATACTCCTAAGCGAACGCTTGTGTTGACGGGCGTGCTGTCGTCTCTTTGCACCATACATCTATTTGGAGTGCCACTTTCAGAAGTCATACCGACAACGCAATAATTAGCATCCGCCATTGAATTAGTAAAATTGGCTGTATAGTCACCAGTGCCGTTGTCAGTAAGTGAGGAAAAGTTAAAACTCTCTCTAATTGAAACCGTTCCTGTGCCGTTGAATTGAATCCAAGCCTTGCAAAGCTGACCGATTTCCGTGCCAGAGCTGTTCTGAAACGTCGGAGCACCGCTGCCCGTGTTCTGTAAGTTGGCTGCCTTGACTGTGCTCATCTCAAACCACCGTCCAAGTGGCCCCGGAACTTACTGTCACAGTAACACCGCTGGCAATACTTATTGGCCCCGCTGACATTGCGTTAAGAGTCCCAGTCAGAGTGAAATCTGTGTCAACCGATTGATCGTTGGTGTAAAACACCTGGTCCGTTCCACCGCCAGTTGCTCCGCCGCCGAGCTGACCCCACGCTGATCCGCTGTATCCCTCATACCTAGACAGCGATGAGTTGTACCGGATCATCCCGTTGTTAGGGGTGCCCGGACGCTGTGCAGTCGTACCAACCGGAAGGTCAAGCACCCCAGTGCCGCTCAGCAATACGTTGCCGCCAAACGTCGCCGTTCCGGTAAAGGTCGGTGATGCAGCAAGTGCAAGGCCCAGATTTACTGAGCCAACACCGCCAACAGCACTGACGTTGACGTAAGCGTTATTTGCGCCGTTTCTAATCTTGAGGGTGTCATCCCCTGTGTCCACGTACCACTGGTGGGCAAAAGTGGTCGCTGGATCGGTTGAGTTGCTGTTATTGGTGGCAATAGCCGACAGCGCATTATTAAGGTCGCCACGAAAACTGCTTCCGCTTTGGTTCGCTAATGAATAGTCACTTGTGCTCACCGACCCTTAGCCCGCTCTTTCTGACAGTTTACCCGGCCTTACCAAACCCGGTAGCCATGTAATCGAAGTTGCGGTCAACGATTGCGTCACTGCTGTTTTTGAACGTGACCGTAAAGCCAGTGCGCGAAATGCTGGACAGCTCGAAATAATCGCCTGTCGCCATGTTCTGAGGCGTGATGCCGATTGTCGGCAAGGCGCTGTTTGCTCCACCAAGCGTGCTAGTGCCAGTGAAAAAGGCATTTGTAAAGGTCACCGCCTTGGCTGACGTGCCACTGGCAATAGTCGCAGAGCTTTGCTCTGTCCGCTGTTGCAGCTCAGCCACGTAGCCAAGCTCATCAACCAACACGTTCTGTGCTGTGTCGTCTGACGTGAGGATGACTTTGAACTGAAACGCCCGCGCTTTCAGCACGCCATTTGCCAGCGGTTGCCAGTCGGTGTAGGTGGGGCTGCTGCTTGGGTTGTCGTCAGTCCTTCGTACGTAAAGCTCAGCATTAACGTCATCAACAACTGCTCCGTCAATGTCCTCCCAGGTGTCGATATTTTCTGTTCTGTCATCCCAAGTGTCGCTTGGGTAGATGCCCCGCGAAACAATCCGACGCTCCAGGTCCAAGCTGTAGACCGCTTCAAGGTCCAGGGTGTCTGCAAACTGATATTCACCAGTCGCCTTCACATCGTCGCCAGAGCTGGACAGGATCAAAGCGTCAAATGTTGAGTTGTACTCGGTGTCTGTCTTTGTGCCGCTAAACGGTGTTGGTGAGATCTGATCTTCTCTTTGGCTGGCTACGCCAAAGAAGGTCTGTGTCACTGGCTTGTCAACGATGATGCTGGCTTCTGTGGCGCTCTTCCTGCCGCCGTCATCCTCAAACTTGACCAGATATTCACCCTCAATCAGCGGCACGGTTGCTTCTGTTGAGTTACCTGCAATGGCTTGAATCAAGTCTGTGCTGTTGCTCCATGTCGCACTGCCGTCAGTGAGGTTGTTGTGACGGATGTGGACTTTGCCGCTGACCTTCACATCAAGGTCAACAGCCTCGTCCCAGCGCAACCGCGCACTGTTGTAGCTCTGAGGCTCTAGCGACAGATTGAGGACGTTGCCAGGGATTGCGGTCTTGCCCGCAAGCGTGAATGTCTGCGTTGTTGTAGGGCCTGTTTTGCCAACAAAACTGCGAGCAGTGATCTGCAGCTCAAAAGATCCGGCTTTTAAGCCTCTGACTTGTAACGACTGTGTTTGAGTTATTTCTTGCTCAAAGTTTCCGTTGTTTAGGCGATACTTAACAACGAACTCTTGTACGTTCGTGACTGGGCTCTTCCATGTAATGTCCACGCCAGTGCGGACTGTGCTGCCGTCTTCATACAGAAATTCAGTCACCGCGATGTCAGTAACTGCGTCAGGCGTTGCTGATATGTTTGTGATGTCCCGCTGCGTAAGGTTTAGATCCTGTTCAACAGCGTTGTAGATGCTTTCATTGTACTTGAGCGCAGTAACGCTGAACGCGCCATCATCCCCCTCAGAAACCGATACAACGCGGAACTGCTGAGATTGAATGTCGGTGGTTTGAATTAACCATGGGGCATTAGCTGCAGGCGCTTCGCTGAATGCCTCAGTAACGTTGACAGCGGTGCCATCAATAGTGTCAATGCCCCGAGTCTCTACTAAACCGGTCGGTAAAACCACCGAAATAGTTGGGCCATTGCCCGTGTTGACATCTAAATCAGTTTCACTGTCAATCGTTATCTGCGACGTTGTGGCAGAAGAGACGCGGCCATTTCTACGTGTTCCACTGCGTAATGGGTCTGCAATGTCTACAACCATGCCAGGCCGCAAAACAATGCCTGAATCAATCCCAATTCCAAACGTGCAAGTTTCGTACAAATCTTGTTCACTTAACAGCGTCCACTTCCCAAGCCTGTTGGCTTGCCCTTGCGAATAGCAACCAACTGCCTTGATGTCTTTGTTGTTGACGCCGTACTTTGAAACTGCGTTTTCGTCTTCAACGTATTCAAAAGAAACTTCGCCTTGCTCGTCGTAGCTTTGATACGCGACTGTTGCACAGGTGTGCCTGCTGCGAAGCGATGAACCAGAATAAGAAAACAGCCCTTCAACAACATTTGTTGGGCCTAACGTGTATTGGGCGTCAGACGGTTTGTCTTGCAGCAGCACAAGAGATCCAGCACCGTAATACGAAATGCCTCTAAAAATGCTGGTCATCTCTTGGATGACGTTGTAAACCTCTCTGCGTTGATTGATCAAAAGATTGCAGCTGAATCGCGGCTCTTCACCACCTTTGCCGTCATCAACTAGTTCGTTGCAGTATTGGCTGATGGCAAAAAAGTCATAACGATCAAGAGAAGCTTCAGGCACACCTGCCCCATAACGTGTATCTGTTAGCAAGTCCCACAGACACCACGCTGGATCGTTCGTCCAAGTTGCTGCAGCAAACTGCCCATTCCATACGCCGGAATACGAAATCCGTCCTAGGTGAGTGGTTGTGTCAACAGTTGCGTTGCTTGGAATTCTGACTTTGATTCCTCGGATCAAATACTTGCGTTGCGGGATTGCGTTGAACTGCCGCGAGTCAAACCGCAAGCCAACTAAGGCGCTGTTGGGGTAACGCAGCTTTGCGTCAATAATTTCAGTAAAACTTGCCCAGTTGGTTTTGTTCGCCAGTTTTGTGCTGCTGGTGTCTGCAGTACTGCGAACAACTTTGATGTCTACGGGGAAAGCTCCAGACAATGTAATCAGATAGTCACGCTGGTACTGGCTGCTGCTTTTGCCGCTGATTGTATCTGACTTGACTGTGTTAAACCCGCCCCCGTTGTATTGAACTTGGATGTTTATGCTGACACTTGTGCCAACAATGTCACCGTCATCTTCAAACCGTTGAAGCGATGGGACAGTGATAGTTATGCGAGCACGGTCAACATTAGTGTCAGTAATCTGCCTAGTAACAGAGCTAGCATTTGTAATTTCCACGCCAACAGTGACTTCATTCTCTACGTTTGCAAAAACGCCGGGGATGTAGGTTTGTGCCTGTGTGCCGTTTCGGGTGACAACGGTAAAGCCTGAAAAGTTGTTGTTGCCTGAAGAATCTTGAATGGGCGTTCCATCAAGGAAAACGCTTTTGTTGCCGTCGTCTAATCCTTCAATTTCACCTTCGCTTATAAGGTCAAGAACGTTGCCAAATTGTTTTGACTGAAGCGAATCATCCTGTTCAGTTGGCGTGCTGCTGCCCCCACCGCTGCGGCCTCCACCGCCGCCGCCGCCTTTACCGCCGCCGCCACCGCCGCCGCCAGCGCCTGCAATGTACTTTGATTCAGTCATCGTCAAACCTGATCAACGTCGAGACCAGCGGAAATTACTGCTCCGCCAACAAACACGCGCCCATAAGCTATTGGCACGGGCACGCCTTGCCGGGTCGTATTGACAATGCCGCTAAAGCTATTTGACTCCAGCCGAGCTGCCTCATTTTGCTCAACTAAACCCGGCGGCTTTGGCGTTGGCGAAATCATTTGAGAAACGCCACCTAAAAATAAAGCGGCACCTGCAACCCCGACAACAGTGTTGACCAAAATCGGTGTAGTCAAACCAAACGTGCCAATAGCAGCCGCGCCGAAAGGATTCACTAGTGCAAGGCCTATTAAAGCGGCCCCAATTAGTGTTTGAGTGACGCCGCCCCCTGCTCCCATAAATACAGGCGTAATTGCAAAAACATCTTGATCACTCCAGGGCAAAAACAGGCCAGATACATCTTTTTCATGGATAGACTGCTTGCCTACCGTTACTCGATAGCCAACGCCACGTTGTTCACTATCTATTAACCACTTTTCTAAGCCGGGAAAATTTACTAGCAAGGCCTTCAATGCCTGCACAGGTGTATCAGCTACAAACTCAAACCGGCCTTGCCCTAACTGCTCTCGCAACGCGCCGTAGACCTTAACGACTTTCATGTCTTAGAGCGCAAGCCACGTTTTTTAGATAATACCCCCCGAAAACGTCCCTGCTAGACAGCCTTCCTTGTATGTGATGCAAAACCTGCTGATCCCCGATGTAGATCGCTGCGTGGTTAGGCACAGGCGAAGACAGCTGCATTAACAGCGCATCGCCCCGCTGCAGCTCTGACACTGGGATGCGGTGGAAGCCCTCTTTTTCAAAGTTGTCCAGATACAAATTTTGGCCGTTCTCCCACCACTGATCACGCCTTGGATAGTTCTTCAGCTCAAGGCCCCACTCACGCTTGTACCAGTCGCGGCACAGGCTGTAGCAATCAACCGTCCCATGGGCAAACTCACGGCCCACATAGG